GTGGAGACGTGATTATTAAAGATGGTACTGGTGGAACAAAGAAAATGACAGCAGCAAATGCAGCAGTAGAATTTGCTGGACTTGTATCGGCGATTAATCATCGTAATGTATATAGAGGAAAGAATCTTGGTTCGTCGGTTACAGCAGCACAGAAGACAGCTGTTCAAAATGGAACTTTTGACGACCTGTTTATCGGGGATTACTGGGTAATTGGCGGTGTGACCTGGGTTATTGCAGATATGGACTATTTCCTTAGATGTGGCGATACAGATTTCACAAAGCATCACCTTGTTATTGTTCCGGCATCATCACTTTATAATGGTCAGATGAATGCGACTAATACAACAGAGGGTGGATATGTAGGCTCTGTAATGTATAAAACAGGATTGGATAATGCAAAAGCGAAATTTAAAGCTGCATTTGGAGATATGCTCCTTACGCATAGAACTTATCTTGTAAATGCAGTTGCAAATGGAAAGCCGTCCGGAGGAGCATGGCTCGATGAGACAGTTGCACTTATGTCAGAGGTTATGGTATATGGAACACCTTATTTCGAGCCAGCAAATGACGGAATAACAATTTCTACAAAATACAGCGTTTGCAATTCACAGCTGGCACTTATGCAGCTTAACACAAGAATGATCAAGACAAGAGAAACTTATTGGCTACAGAACATCGTTTCTTCGGCTGATTTCGCTCTTGTGTACCACCATGGTTATCCGGCATCCAGCCACGCTTCTAGCTCTCTTGGGGTTCGTCCGTATGGAATCATTGGTTAAGTAAAAATCTCCGCCCCTTGTGGGCGGGGTAATCTATAGGAAAGGATAAGTATATGGAAGATTTAATTTATACTATGGTATTGTCTGATGGCACTACTATTGAAAACCTTAGAAAAAATGGTGATAACTATATCTCAGCATCTAAACTTACAGCAGATATGTTTGAGGGAAAATTATCAGAGGTAACAGTAAAAACTCCTGAAAATGAAGTGGTTATGGAAAATATGGATCTTGTCCAGATTACTGAAATGGATGGAGAATACTGGTTTGTATTACGTCAGTTCTCAGCTATGGAACTGGCTATGGCTAAAATGTCTTCTAATATTGACTTCTTAGCTATGATGCAGGATGTAGAACTGTAAATTAGAAAGAGAGGAATAACAATATGGAACATAGTAAAAACTTTAAAAAGGTTAAAGACTATTATGATGATAAGCTCTGGGATGAGCGTAGAGTACGCTTAGCAGTTGGTCGCTGGATTACCGCAGAAGAGTATAAGGAAATTACAGGGAAAGATTACGAGTAATGTCCGGGCAGCCAACACGATTTATCCAACGAATCTTCACGAGTGTGAAATGAGAAGAGATTATCAAAACACTGCTATAGTCAATTGTGAGCAGCTTCATTAGCCGCATAAAAAGGAGGAATTATGGAACCTTGGTTTCAAATCATAATTACAATTTTCAGTTCGGTACTTGCGTCTTCTGGATTATGGGCGTATTTATCAAAACGAACAGAAAACAAAGATGTAAAGACAGAGATGCTTATTGGATTAGCACATGATAGGATTATGTATCTTGGTATGTCGTACATTGAGAGAGGATATATTACTCAGGATGAATACGAAAATTTGAAAGTATATCTTTTTGAACCATATGAAAAATTGGGAGGTAACGGTTCTGCTAAAAGAACTATGCAGGAGGTCGATAAACTTCCAATACATAAATTTATTCAAAATAAGGAGGACGAACATGATGAAACTTAATGACAAGACTTACGACACACTGAAATGGATTGCAATGTATTTGCTTCCAGCGGCTGGTACTTTATATTTTGCTCTTGCAGGCATTTGGGGACTCCCATATGGTGAGCAGGTTGTTGGTACGATTACAGCTATTGATACATTCCTTGGAGTTATTCTTGGAATTAGCACAGCACAGTATAATAAGGCTAATAAAACGGAGTAGTATCAGTATTTGTTAAGAGGGCGTGTGAATAGCATTCCCTCTTAATTTTTCCGTACGTAGGTTACTGGTAAAAAGATTATGATTACCTCAAGACTGGAGGTGATTGTATGAAAGATAAACTTTTATTATCTATAAAGGAGACATCAGATTTATTTGGTATAGGTCAGCACCGATTAAGGGATATAATCCGTGAAGATTATGATTATAAATATCATTTAATGGTTGGTCGTGTTATAAAGATAAAAAGACAATCATTTGAAGAATTTATAAGCAAAGTAGAGCAGATATAAAATATCGACAAGGTGTCCTGGATGTGATATTATTATTTAGTATTCATTCGAGGCACTTTTTAATGGAGGGCTGAGAATATGGCAAATAAAACTAAATCTGAAAAAAACAAACCGACAAGAAAAACGTTGAGGGCTGACGAATACTATAACTCAAAAACGAAAAGGTATGAGTATCATTATAAAGATGCTCTTGGAAAGGAAAGAGTGGTAAGCTCATATAGACTCGAACCTACGGATCAATTACCAAAAGGTAAGCGTTCGGGGAAAAGTTTACGTGAAAAGGAGGCAGAATTAAAAGTACAGTTAGAAAATAATATTGACATGGACGGAGCTAAACTCACATTATTAGAAGTAATAGATAGATATCTTAAACACTTATATAATAGGAAAGAACTAACTCATAATACTAAGGTTGGATATAACACAACCATAAAAACATTAGCACAGTACAAACTTGGTCACATGGAAATAGGTAAAATCAAACCAGAGCATTGTGAAGAATGGCTTTCAGATATGAAGAAAAAGCATAGAGGCTCAAGTATTCAGACTCAAATTAGCCTTATAAAAAGATCATTTGAATATGCAATCGATTATGATTACATAGTAAAAAATCCTTTCAGACGTATTACTACTGATAAGAGCGATAGTAAGAAAATGGAAGCAATATCAATTCGGGATATGCAGCGATTCCTTGAATTTTGTTCAAAGGATGCTCATAGTGCTCATTGTTATGACATGATATATGTGCTGTTTTGGACTGGTTTAAGGGTATCAGAGTTATGCGGTCTAACACTTGACAATATAGATATGGAAAATCATTTAATTCGAGTAGAAAAACAACTGCAATGCATCAATCATACGCATGTTGTCTTACCGACGAAAACCATAAATGGAACAAGGTATGTTCCTATGACTGATGGTGTATATGAATGCTTTCAGAGAATATTGAAAAATCGTTATATTATGGGGGATATTGAACCAGTGTGCTATGATGAAAAAGGCAAAGCATATGAAGGATTTGTATTTCTGGCAACAAGAAGCAGAAAGACAATCGTTAGATCACATGTCGAAGAATACTTGCAAAACTGTATCAAGAGATTCAACAATGCAAATTTTGATAATCCTATACGGAAATTTGAGCCGCATATATGTCGCCATACATTCGCTACGAATATGCAGGGATTACCACCAAAAACATTACAGTATATATTAGGACATGGAAACATAGTTACAACTATGAATAACTATGTAAGTGCGAGACCAAGTGAGCAGCAACTTGTAGAGATTAACTCGCTTGCAGCATCGATAAATACTAATTAG